GGCATCGCCAAAGAAACCAAGCTATCTATGCCTTGTTGTGCTGTAGCAGCGTCAACAGGAGATGCGTATCCACTATATCCACCAGTTCCAACTGCAGGACCTTCGGATGATGAGGTTGTAGAACCGGGACCTCCATCATAAATACCACCTGAAGCCATGCCTCCGGAAGCCATCTGCTGCTCACCAGTGTAAGGGTCTACCCCAACATCGCCCGGACCAGTCAAAACATTCTGGGATACAGGCGTTTGATATGGCGTTGCGTATGCGTTGTTATGCAAATAGGCTTGAGGGAAACCCGTATTAGCGCCAATAGAATTTTGGTTGGACATCTGCTCGATAGGATTTTTACCTACAGCCATACCGCCTGAAGCAAATCCATAAATAGATTTGGCTTCATCTGCCCCTATTGGTACGTACCTGTTTGGGGCTTGAAAATTCATAGCTTCAGCGCCAAAATTTTTATTTAATTGATTTACTGAAGGAACATTGGGGCTCTGTATTTGAGCTCCCGGGTCGTATCTATAACGCTGAGGAACGGGTGTGTTCATCTCGGCAACTTTGTCTGTTCCCGCCCCAGATTTACCTGATGGTAAAGCACCCATAATTCCGGGGGCTGCTGCTGCGGCAAGTGCGTATTTATTGGCTTTCAAGAAAGCCATAGGGTCATTTGCGGCAGAGGAAAGTCCAGTTTGGATGTTAGACATTCTGCTTGTATCAGCTACGGCGGATGGAGAACCAAGATTTGAATAGTATTCTCTAGCGGACTGAGCGGCAGCATCTGGGCTTACTGCTACAGGAGGACGTATGTCCATAGAATTTCTGGCGGCATCTTCTATGGCTTGTTTGCGTGCTAATTCAGCCTGAGCTTCCGCTTGAGCTGTGTTTTGTGCAGAAATATCTGCCGCGTTAGTAGCCAAGCCTGATGTGGCTAAGCTACCAGCTAATTGAGATCCGCCATAAGCGCCTAGACCAGCCATCAATCCGCTTTTTAGACCCCCGCCCATTAACATGGACGCTCCACCAACAATAGCTGGTGCGGCAAAAGAGCCCAATCCTGTCATTGCACCAAGCTCTGGAACTGCAGCACTTAAGGCAAAACCTGCAATAGTTGGCAGTAAATTAGATAAAAATCCCGCCTCAGGAAGACCTGTATGAGGGTTTATGGTTAATTGACCGCCATGCGCCATAGCCAAGTCATTAAGACTTTTTACCTCATCTCGGGACATGTGGACGAGGGTGTCATCAGGTCCGCGACCTTGACTTGATAAATGTTGGGCAGCTAGTTGTAGGCTCATTTTTGCCTCGTAGATGGGGGGTTGATCGAGTTTATCATGTAAGGGGCGCGGAGACAAATGAAACCGTGGCTATGACAGACGGAACTGCTGGACGCACAGGGGAAGTTCTTGTACCCCCGTAAGTAATAGAAACATGTGTATCCGGTGTTGACCACACAATTTCAAAATAATCACCGGCGTTTAGCGAAATAAAATAATTCCATGAAGCAACGGTTGCCGATGCCGCAGCGCCGCCAGTCAAAACAATGTCTGTGCATGAATTGTCTATGTTCACACCGTTTTTTGCAAACCAAACACTGACCACATCTGTTCCAGAGTTGGAACGCGTAAACTGCGCCGAGAACTGAATGTTGTAGACGCCGGGGTACACAACTGTAATGCGTGAATTACTAACAATAGACACACCGTTTGATATGGCGGAATCGGTGCTGTTTAATGTGACTTTGTATGCGGTGTTAGCTACTGCTGCGTTTTGAGTCGTCGTGTCGTAAAAAGAACCGCAAACTGTGCGCAAAAATCTGCCGCCCGTATTGGTCAAGATAGACTGCGTTATGTTGTCTACCTGATTGAAGTACTGACGCAGGATACTGAACGTGGAGTCAATAAATGTCTGGTCGTATTGAACCGGAGCCGCAGGCAAGCGCGGCTGTTGACTAGCACGTAGCTGGGTATTGGTTGGGACGGTCATCTACGTCCATCCGGTCTGACATCAATACGTGGAGTACCCAGCTGCCACTGAGTTCCTAGATTGTTTGACTCAACCCTAAATGCCATCTGCCTGCCCCGCGCCCGTACATACACAATCTGTGTGAACTTCTGAACGTTGTAGTAAGGAGAAGTGGCGTAATTATTGGCGCTGGTGACCAGTGGATTGTCGGCGTCGCCGTAAGCTGAACCGGGGTTCTGGCGGGGCTTAATCGTGAAATTAAGGTTGGGTGCGGCGCTTGTTGAACCATCAAATGTAACGTCAGGAATAACACGCCAAACAAAACCGTAGTTATGACCATCCCCAATGTCAAAGTCCGCAGACTGACAGTAAGAGTCGATAGCCACTGGAGTACCTGTTTCATTGTTGTCAATCCCCGTCTCATGGTAAACAACAGCCCCGTTTGTATAAGCGTTATTTGATACATAGGAAATTGCCGCAGTAGGTTCAGCGCGAAGCGGACTATCCAGCCAAGCTGTGCGTGGGCGAACGGTTGTACCGTTCATGGTTCCGTAGTACCAAGTGCGCTCAAGGTGGTTATAAATAACGTAGCGGTCAATCAAGGTGTTGGGGTTAGCCGCAGTTCCAGAGCCGTTTGATCCATCAGCATTAGTACCAGTAATAGATGGATAGAACCACCATATCTCGTTATAACCTTCGTTAGTACCACAGTGGACTTGGAACGCCTCGGTCATGTTTATGTTGTCATAGATGTACTGGCGGATAGAACAAGGCAAGGTCTCCACACGACCAGAGTACATATAGAACTTATCAGCGCCCATCCAGTAAGCGATGTTGTTTGCTACCGTCGCAGCATTAGGACTTATGATTGAGATGTTGTCGGCAAGAATTTGGCTGCCCCATACATAAGGCGGTCCAAGATACTGGAATGAGTACAGCGCAGCGTCAGTCCACACCAAAACTTCTTGGCGCGTTTGGATGGCATCAATGATTGCAGAGCCACGGCTTAATTTAATACCGCCCGCTTGGTTAGTAACCTGTGGTGTCCAAACACCAAATAGGCTTTGATCTGACCAGCGAATCTGCAGTGGGTCTTGGGCAGTTGTTGCATATACACCGGTTGGGTCATTGCACCCAAAACAAAATACAAAGCGCGATGCGTCTGAAACCAGCACAAAGTTAGCTATAGATGGGAATGTTGAGTCCAACGTAGTAGTGCCAGCAGTGTTTGTAATTGTTCCACCAGCCACCATTAGCTGCGCTCTGTCGTAGACATTAGGACTTGCGTTGTTAGCCCAGTAGTAAAGAGAACCGCCACGTGGGTTGATGATTAAGTCTTGACCAAGGTTTGCTTGACTCCACAAACGTAGCTGAATTGCTACACCTGTAGTAGCGGGAGAACCATAACCAGTGGCGGTCGTTGGGTACTGAGATACCTTATCACCATTGGAGTGCGCTGCCGCAGTGCTTTGATAACCACGGGTAATGCCGTTAAAAGTGGCGGGAGAAGCGGTAACGCTTGTATAGGTTATGCCTTCCGTCCCAATCCAAATAGTTCCACTTGCTGCAAATCCTGTAACGGATGAGACGGCTATGTTGGCTGTAGAACTAGAAGAAATTCCCGCAGTAAGTGTTGTTACATAAGAAGGACCAAGAGATCCGCCGTATCCGCCAGCTCCATATCCTGTACCAAAAGTGAAATTGGTGTTGCCAGTAGCGAGTTGATAGTTACCTACAGTAGAAGCGCCGCCACTACCAGAATCGCTACTATTTGCCGCAACAGATGCGGTGATTGTGTATGTAGTAATGCTCGGTACAGTTTGTATTTGATACTCTCTATTAAGCACCGAAGCAGTAATGTTGCCGCCAAGAGACGCCGCGCCACTGAAAATAACGAAGTCACCTACTTGTGCGCCATGACCAGAGTTTGTAACCGTAATTGTTTTTGAGCCGTTTGTAGCAGCAAAAGTCACAGCACCAGCCGATGTTGTCAACCGAATGGGCGTTATATCGTTATAGGAGCCGCCGCTGGAATTCTGAATGTAATACTTAAGGTTAGTACCTATTCCAAGCAGGTTATACCCAATTAAATTAAGCCAGTTCCATAGAGACTTAGCCGCCCCCCAGAACGCGCCAGATGTAGGCGTAGCTGACGTAGATGTGCCACCAGACGCTAATGTGCTAGTGGGCGCTGTTGAATAAATTGATCCGCCGTCTACCTGCCAACCGCCAATCTTTTCTGGGAAACCAGAACGAAACCGAATCTTGTCCGAGTCAAACCATCCGCCCTCATTGGCAAGGGTAGTGCTTTCGCGGTTAACGCCGGGTCTAAATTGCAGTTTCTGTAATGGCATATCACTTAGTGTGGTATTCGGCTTCGGTCCAGATGCCGGGTTTGTATTTACCTTCTGGCTTGTAAATTGTCAACCCTTGCTGACGCATCTCAGGCGCAAAGCTAATGTGCATCCAACGTCCGTACTCATGGATCATCTGGTCAAACTTAATGCCTGCTTTCAAAACAAGTTGACATAACTCGTAAGGAGTGTGAGCAGAAGAAGAGCAATCAATGGCCCAGCCATCCATGTGACTCGAAACCTTAGAGCCGCCGACAGCCACGTTAACGTCAGGCAAGCGTAGCCAAGAATTAACACGAATAGGGCCTGTAACTTCACGTACCTTCTCCAAGTGTTCAGCCGCTGTTTTCATGTTAGCCAGTTGGCGCTCGTCAGGCTGGTTGTTTATATCCATCCGTATGGCGGTCTCACTATACGTGGCTTCTTCAAGGGTAAAGTGCTCAGATAGTTGCATAAAGTGTAACCTTCCGATTAGTGTTTGTGACTTGCGCCAAAGTAGTAAGACAAAACCATTACTAAAGCACCATCGAGCGTACCCAGTACACGGATGATAATCTCACGCATGACATCTGGCACGATGTGTGTCAGCAAATGGTACTGAATAAGACCCCAAGCAACTACCACCACAATAGCCAAGATAGGCGTTACGGATTTATTTAGCAGGGGTGTATGCTCATTTGTGGCTAGGGCAGCCTCGTTCTTGCGGGCAGAATCTCTGTCGGCAGCGTCTAGTTTTGCATACTCTAGTTCTAACTCGGCTAGTTTTTGAGCCGCTTGAGGATCACCAGTAATGGCTTTCGCAACTGACTCAACAGAGTCGGAAACACCAAACTTGCTAGCCAATGCGGACACCGCAGCGCCACCCAGAGGGCCAGCAACAGCAGTCGCAAGTGCTGGCGCAACACCTTTGAGTAAGTTAAATAAGTCATTCATTTGCTTTCCTTTAATTACTGTTTAAGTTTGCGCAACTCTTTGATTTCCTGCTTAAGCTGCGCCCGCATGTATAGGGTTTCTATGTATGCCGTTGAAGTTACCCCCACAACAATACACAACGTTACCGCAATTAGAACCCACCCGACAAGACGCGCAGTTGCCACATTAGCCACCCAAAAAATAATGATATGAACATCACGGCAATTACCCCACTTGTTACTTCAATACACCAAATTTCTTCTTGCTCCCGCCTCCACCTAGCCATTCTGGCTCTGCGAAGTGTTTCTGACCTTGCCCATTCCTGCTCCTGCTCAATCTTTTTGTACATCTTTAAAAAGCGGGTGTACAAATCCTTTAACTCTGCTGGCGCGTAGACCATAGCCTCTCGCACCTGCTCCATCAATTTCTCCAACTGCAACTCAATCAGCGCCCTCTCAATGGCTTTCTTGCTTGTGTTTTGCTCTGGGTTGTAGTTGGTCTTGCTCTCCTCTTCTAACTCAAGGTAGTGGTTAGTGATCTGCTGTTGGGTATCAAAGAGAAGTCCAAGGTTGTCACCGATGTCTTTGATGAGTTTGAGTTCAAGTTCTTCGTAAGACTGTTGTTTGGCTGATACTTTGGCTTTCTTTTTCGCCACAGGCTTTGGCGCTTCGGCGGCTGGTTTACTAGCAAATAAACCAATGAACCAATCAAAAATTCCTTTGATTGCCTTGACATCTCCAATGACTTGTTCTGCTGTTGATTTCGCGTTCTCAAGCTCCATCCGTCCTTCATGCAGGAGCGCACACCCCTGCTTGATAAAGCCAACGGCAGTTTGGGCTGCCATGAGGAGGGTAAAGGGATCCACACCTTAGTACTTACCCTCGGCAAATACGTTTACAAAAACAGTGCCGTCTTCCAAGGCTTCAATCTCATGCCATTCGTTTTCTTTAAGGTTGATTGGCTGGGTATTTTTGTCCACTATCTTTTCAATGCCTTCTTTGCGAATGACACAACTCCCCGCGTGGCACATAGTCAGATGTGCATAGATGTGTTCATGGCGTGGCAATCCCTCACCCTTATTGGCATGGTAAATACGCATGGTTGCCCCATCGTATGTAACATCATGTACAGGGCTTACTGTCTTCACAATGTTTGTGTGCCTGTTGAATTGGGTTGAGGTTGTGGGGCATTAACAACCGGATTGATTGTCTTATTAACAGTGTCGTAATAGAACCTGTCTGCTACAACATTGTCGGCGCAGGGGGTCCAGAACAATGGGTCCGCCACTGGAAATGTCTGTCCGTCAGGTTCTACTTGCGCAACTCTGCATGAGTTTGGATATGGCTCGTATGTAGGGTTAGGTGGCGTTGCAGAGTCCCAGCTAATGATGTGGGAGATGGGGGATTCGTTTGGTGAAATTAGTGCTTGCATTTTTTACTCCTTACCATTCAAAAACAACTACGCCGTTTGCGCCGTTGGCGGAGCCTCCACTACCACCAGTACCAACTGTTACAGATAGAGTGTTTCCCGCAGTTAAACCTGTTAAATATTTAATAGCAGTACCGCCAGAAGAACCAGAACCGCTAGTGGCGGTTCCATTACTGCTAGCTCCAGCACCATAAGTTGCTGACACAATATTACTTCCAACCGAACCAAAAGGAGTTCCGAATCCAGAGCCAATACTAGTAGCACCCCGTATATTTAGATCGCCACCACTTCCGATACCACCAGCAGTTATTCCACTAGAAACGCCAGAACCCCCCGTTGCAGAAATAGTGGAAATTGTTTGCGTTCCAGAAGCGACACTAGAAGCCCCGCCAGAGCCGCCCGCAGTAGTAGGACAGCCCGAAATAAGAGAACCAGCGCCACCTGCAACAACAGTAACTTTAAGCGCAGTAACACCAGTAGGGATTGTGAATGTGCCACCTGATGTGAAGACTTGACCAAAGACACCAGCTAATCCAGATGTGGCGGCTGTACTTTGCGTGGTTGAATCAGAAAAAGTTATGACGGAACCAGATACGGTAATAGTCATGTTTTACTCCTTTAAGGTGTTCCGCCCGCAGTATGCGAACCGAGGGTTATTAAGTTGCCAGATGAATCTAACGATGCTACGTTAGTTCCGTTGTAATTGAAATACAGTTTAGTACCGGATGGAGTTACGTTCCACCCACCTGTATTGGTTATTTGCGTTGCGTTTGTTGCGTTTGTAACAGCGGTTGTACCAATCACAGCCACAGTTTGCGCTGCGGTAGCCGCAGTAAATGCGCTTGTCCCGTTGCCATAAGCCAGACCTGTAAGAGTGGTTACACCTGTACCGCCTCCGCTTACTGGAAGAACGCCTGAGATAGCAATAGCATAAGAAGTTGCGTTAACAATATCAGTACCATTGGAAACTAAAACTACTTTAGTGCCGTTGGCAACTGATATACCAGTCTGCCCTGATACCTTAACTGTTACTTGCCCAGCCGAGGTATTGTTGTAAATAAAGTACAGTTTCTTATTAGAAGGCACGATTAAGTTAGTGCTCGCTCCGCCTGACCCAGTCAGCTCAATAAACATGTTACGTGCTGTAGCTGATGCCCCTTGGGACATTGCCAATGTGGTATCCGTACCAGTAGAAACCGCTTGGGTTACATAACCAGAAATGGCTTGTTCAAGCAATGTGCCAATATTTAGGTTGTTGGTCTGCCCCCAGTTACCGGCTTGTTCGCCCGTGCCGGGTAGCTCTAGGGCTAGGTTAGTTGAATAGGTACTGCTCATGTGTTACCTTTTGAAAGTTGGTCGAGTTTGGCTTCCAACTCCAAAACTCGTTTGGACAACTGGAACGCGGTCTGCTAAAACAAGTGCCATAATTTATTCCTTTAGGGCGTCTGGATTGTAGTCCAGCTAGGTGTTTGTGTGGTAGAAATTGATGTCCAGCTTGGTGTCTGTACGGTCGGTATTGGATTCCAATACGCGGGGTAGACGTTTCCAACAGAACCCGTGGCGTACACACCGGTTAGAGCGGTAGGTAATATATTTGCTTTTACTGTTCCAGCAGAACCTGTAGCAGACACGCTAGACAAAGTAACTGAACGGTTTACTACGATAGAACCTACAGCGCCTGTAGCTGTAACGCCTGTCATTAGCCACCTCCGTAGCTAAGTTTTATGCCAAACGAAGCAACGCGTTGGTTGAGTCGTTGGTTGGCATTGTCAGGGTGAAAGTACCTGCAGTAATTGTTTGTGAACCGAACGTGTGAACGCTAACAGCCTTGTTTGACTGTGTAGAGTTATAGATTAACACAGCGTTGAAAGCTGTAGAGAGGGTCACGTTAGAGTAAACAATAGAAGCAGATGGTGTGATGAACGCAGTAGTGCTGCTTGATGTTGGAGCAGTACCAAACGTAACAGTCACGCCACCAGCGGTGTAGTTAGTACCTGAGACTTCGTTGGTTGCCGAATACGCAGTAGTAGTCGAGTCAACAGTCGCAGTAGTTACATACAAAGCTGCTTTAAATGTGTCCGCAGTTCCTGCTGTGTGAGCGGGGATACCGGTTGCGTTGAACGCGTGGACAGCATTGAACAAGTCAACCTTGAACGATGTGCACATTGCTTGGGTGTTACTCACTTGAGTTCTCCTTAAGATAAGAAATTGCGTTTAAAAGAAATTTTGGGTTATCCAAAAATAAACCCAAACCGGTATTGCATCTCATACATAACAAGCCACGAATATTTCCTTGGTCATGGCAATGGTCAATAAAAAACATTTTAGTCCTACCGCCCGGTGTTTTGGTAAAACAAATAGCACATTTTCTATCTTGGCTTTCAAGCAATTTATCATACTGCTCTGGGGTTATCCCATATGCAGCCTTTAACTTACTTTTACGCTCGATAGCATTAACCTTTTCTTTGTTTTTTTCTCTATGCACCTTGTTATATGCAACTTTGCATTTTGTACATTGAGAAACAGGTTTGCCGGGACGATGCGTCTTACGCACAGAAAACTCCGACAAGGATTTTTCTTCCTTGCAAACAGAGCATTTATGCGTTGTTTTCACCGTTTTTCCTTTAAGCCAAAGATGCCGCCACTGGCGTGCCGATTACGGAACGCTTAAGTTCCATGTGAACTGAGCGATGAACAAGTTCACCGTTTAACCAATACTCTACCCATGAGGTAGTTTCGTTTTCGTTGTCGAGTGAACCTTCCTTCTTTTCCAGAAGAGAGTCATCCATTTCGCCGTGAATTGTGTTAATAAGTGCCATTACGCTATCCTTATGATTGCTGAAGTGTTGGTTACCGCTGGGAATTGTACGGTGAAAGTGCTAGAACTTGACTTGTCATTTCCAAAATCTAATACACAAACTGCTGGGTTGGTTGACCCGTCATACAAATAAATCAATGCCCCTCTAGCGGTAATTGCGCCTGTCCAAGCGGCGTTGTTGAAGGAAATGTATGCGGTCGTTCCGCCAGTTAATCCCACAGTGGGCGTTTGGGCAATCACCAAACTTTGTCCACCAGCAGCATAGTTCCCCCCCGACGATTCGCCAGTGGCAGTGTAAGCCGTGGTACTTGCGTTTAGGGTTGCTGCGTTTGTATACAGAGCTATTTTGAAAGTACCGCTCGTAAAGTTGTACGTCCCATTCATCAGACCCGTCTTGAATACGTTGCATGAGTAATTGCCTGTAAAGCTCAAAATGCCACCTCATAACTATTCCATTTGGCTCGATTAACAGACCTTGGAATAACTTGTAAATTTGTTGGTACATGAAGTCCAGACACGGTATCTCCTTGAAGCGGAATTATGTGATCAACTTCCCAAGCAAAACCAAACATTTTTGTGCGCTTTTCTGCTGTTTTTTCTTGGCTTTTAATACGGTGCTGCCTAGTTTTTTCTGGATTTTTTGCACGACTACTGTTTACATGATCCCTAGAACAAGCCAAACAAGCGCCACTTATTCTGCGTTCACCCTCTAGTTCTGGATGTTTGGCGCAAACACTTCCATAGCAACGGGGCAAACCCAATGCTTTTGCTTCTTGGCGTGTGTGTCTTATCATGTGACGGCTTGGCGGTATTGACCGCTTCTATAGGAATCCTGTCTCTCAAGTCCATCACCCAAACGCTTGGCTTCCATCAACGCTTCTTTGTAGCGTGAAATATACAAAGCAATTAAATCCTGCTCACCCTTCATGTAGGTGTAAGCCTCAACCAGCGCTCCATACATTAGTACGCTGTCATAGTTATCTCCAAGCCAAGTTGTACCGGCGGTAGTGATTGACTCTGGGTAATAGTAGTAATGTAGCTCTGTGGTGTAAGAGGCATCTGGCGTTGGACCAAGAATGAAAGTCAACTCTGCGGCATTGCCTGACTGCGGTCCAAAGATAGCGTAGTGCTTAGGGAAACCCAAAGACGTTGGGTCTGGGTAAGCCTCGCGGATAAAGTTAACATCTTTATTCAGTAAGTATGTAAACGATCCTGTAGCATCGATAACCGCCAGTGAAAACACAGACAGAAAGTCATTAGGGCAGTTTAAATACTTATTGTTATACGCAATTGCACCCTGCACGTTTTTACGCAGGGATGGGAACTGAATAGTATTGAAGATGCGCTGTTCAGCTTGCTCGATAAAGCGATTGATTTGCGTAGTCGAAGACACGACTGTTCCGTCCGCCAAAGTTGTGGCGGGGAATGTGTTCTCGGTATACGTCTCAATCGCCGTTACCAGCTCGCTGTACGTCATGCTCATGCCATCGGACCTCTAGACATAAATCCTTTAGTCGCACAGCCAGCACCACGCATTTTGATGCCATCTGTCTTGATAGGCTCATCTCCAGCAGAAATGCTGAACCGCCCCAGACTGATGTCGGCTGTATCTAATTTGCTGCGGTTCTTACCAAAGCCGGGGTTAGTGCCGTCTTTATAGTTAACATCAAGTTTCTTGCCATCCATAGTGTGTGGCTGTGCATAGACTTCGGCTGGACCGACTTCTTTGCCTTTTTGTTTCATACTGAATTTAGCCATATTAACCTCCGCGTGGAGCACCACGACCGTTAGCCATCATCTTGGCAATGTTGCGACCATACTGCTTCATGCCTTCGTTGGTTTTGCCACCAGCCATCCCGCCTTTAGCAAGCTTCAACTTAGTGCC